AATAGCGTTTCCCAGACTTCCATAAAATGTCCTGCGCATATAAGTTCTGCGCACCAATAACAAGCAGGTTCTATTTTTCCCTTCTTCATATTCTCTATAAATTGAGAACGTACATCGGTCTTTTTATAATTAGAGAACGAAATGCCTTTAAATTGGCTTTGTGTGCGTATGTCGTTTATGTCGCTATTATCCGTAACTTTTTGTTCGCTCATACTTTTGATATAATTCGCGAAAAAATAAATAAACGGAATACGATTTTCTATGAAATGTATTTAAAGTTATCTCTAAATACAAATAAAACATGAAGGTATTAACCGCAGTTGTGAATAATCCCACATTTATCGAAATACAATATAATACTTTAAAAAAATATATGAGATGCCCCTATGAATTCATCGTTTTTAATGATGCCAAGCCATTCCCCGATTTTACGAATGAGGGCGACGTGACATTGAGAACCCAGATCTCGGATTTATGCTCCAAACTACAGATAAAATGTGTCAATATTGAGAACGAACACCATCGTGAGAAAACGAATGCGTCCAGTAGAACGGCGGATTCTTGTAATCATATGTTAGATTATCAAGTCCATAACCCCGATAAATATTTGGTTCTCGATAGTGATATGTTTTTAGTCGACGATTTTTATGGAAACGAATATGATAACTATAAATGCGCCGTCGTTTTACAATCACGTGACGATCATACCACTCACTATTTTTGGAATGGTCTTTATTATTTTGATATGAATAAAATAAAGGATACCTATTTGATGAACTGGAAGTGTGATGTCGGGACTGACACGGGTTGGATGATGCAACTTTGGTTAGGTTATCAAACGGAAGATTTCCCGAACACGGATGAGATCCGCCATAGTAATCAGTCGTTTCATAGAGATGATATTTATTATATCAAGCATCTATGGTCGACGTCTTGGGATGACAGCGAATATCCGGAGAACTTAAAGAAGAATCGAGAACTGTTGGCATTCATGAAAGATGATCCGCGAAATAACGCTCAAGGGAAGTATTTCTGTGAGATCTATGATAATAAGTTTTTACATTATCGCGCTGGCGGAAATTGGAATCACGAGGGAATGAATTTGCATTTGCACTTGGCGAATAAGTTGAAGGAGATATTACAATAAAAAATAATAGTCAAGAGATTATTATTTAATTTTTTATGTTTTTTATAATTTTGTTATGATTAGATAACTTCAACGGGTTTGAAATACTCATCCTTAACAATGTCTAACAAAACCATATTATAGGCTCGGTTCTCCATGTTTTTTTGAACTTCACGGCTAGCAATTTCATAGAATTTACAATTATAACCCATACAACTGGAATAACCGTGGGTCGGGAAATTTTTGTATTTTATTTCCCTTACGTTATTAACACATGCCCACCGCTTGGAACCCCCATCGTACATTAGTAATTTATCAAATTTCGCAATCCTTTTTAGTCGATAAAGAGTATTTTCTACATAATACTCCTTGCCGGGAACCAAATTCTCTCTGAGAACTTCTTGCATGATTAATGCGTGTTGATTGATTTTAGATTTGATAGAAAAATAAAAAAGTTATTCAATTTTTTATGTTTTTTTATGTTTTTTATTATTATGTTCGCATTAGATAACTGCAACGGGTTTGAAATACTCGTCGCCAATAATCTCCAATAAAATCATATTATATGCTCGATTCTCCATATTGTTTTGCACTTTATGTCGCGGGATTTCATAAAATCTCCAATAAAGATTTAATTGTACACGGCGACCATAAGTCGGGTCATTCTTGTGTTTAAGATTTCTGAACTTAGTAAAACATGCCCATTGCCATGGAAATACTGTATGTTCAGGGTCAACGTCGACTAATTTTTCAAACTTCGCAATCATTTTATATGGCTTCATTGGGGCGGCGCAACTAGGCTCAAAACATTGCAAATAATACTCTTTTCCAGGAACCAAGTTCTCTCGACTAACCTCTTGCATCTTTAATGCTTGTTGATTGATTTTTAAATTCGATAAAATATAAAAAAGTTATTCAATTTTTTATATTTTTATTATTTTATCATTTTTTTACCATAAGCAGTCCATAACACAATAGAAACGATGCTACCTACGATGAATCCATTTCCAGCACTAGAAAGGGATTTATCGACTAAATAATAAAACGCTAAAGGAAAGATCAAATAAGATAACGCAATATAAAAGGCCATAATGCCAATAAATGTTTGGAATTTGGAAGACATTATACACTATTCTTATATTTTATCATAAAAAATAGTGTAAATTAAGATGCAGTTTTTACGAGGATGAAAACGATTTTCTATTTACTCAGTAATAATGCGAGGTACAACATTGATCGTTTGTAATTCCTGTGCCATCAACTTATACGCATATGGCAATTCGACACGAGCAAACTCCGTCTTATTGTTACAAGTCTTACAAAGATGGATCGTGAAGTCCGCGTTGGCGTACATCCTGCTTTTATTTCCATCGTTGAACGATGCCATCATGCCGCACTTCTTACAAACATGTACACTATATTTATCGGAAACGTCATATAATCTTTCACGGCAGAACCTAGACATTCCGTGGGCGATCATGACATCACGCTCCATCTCTCCAATACGGAAACCACCGTCGCGACTTCGGCCTTCAGCAGGCTGGCGGGTCAAGTTTACCATGGGGCCAATGGATCTACTATGCTGCTTATCATTGACCATGTGCTTCAATCTTTGGTAAAACACAGGGCCGATGAATATATTCGTTTCCAATTGCTCGCCGGTGAGGCCATTGTAGAGGAGTTCGTTTCCATAACTCTCATATCCCATCTTTAAGAGTTCCTTGGAGATCGTCTTGACATCTAGGTTTCCGAAACTCGTGCCATCGCCAAAGAGACCCAAATGCAATAGGACCTTTCCGAGTAGTGTCTCCTTCAACTGACCAATGGTCATACGAGAAGGAATAGCATGCGGATTGATAATAATATCCGGACGTAGACCCTCCTTGGTAAAAGGCATATCGCATTCCGGAATAATATTTCCACAAGTACCCTTTTGCCCGTGGCGTGAACTAAACTTATCACCAAGCACGGGTTTTCTGAGAATACGAACACGGACCTTGGCAAAGTTATATCCATCGCCGTTGCGTCCGGTGTAGTTCCGATCAATGTACGTCTCTTCTGTGGTTCGGAAGGTCTTACTTTGATCCTCATACTTGATCGTCTTCGTGGGATCATTTCTATTTTCCTTAATGGGAATGGTTTTGGCAATGATGACATCGCGATTCTCTACGATCTCGTTTTCGGGGATGAAACCATCGGGATTGAGTTTATCGTAATTGCCGAACTTGATACCCTTCGTTTTTGTGGGGTCGGGCTTGCATCGAATGATCTCGTCGCGAATAATGTTCTTATCCTCGTCCTTTTCAGTGTGATAGATCGTCGCTAGAAACAATCCACGATCGAGCGACCCCTTATTTACCAACACACTATCCTCCTGATTATAACCCGTGTGTGTCATAATCGCGACGTGGATTTGTGTGCCAGATGGAATCTTGTTTAGATGAATGAAGTTCATGAGACGCGTATCTACGAGCGGGCGACTCGGATAATTCAAGACATAGGCCGTCTTATCCATGCGTTGATCGTAATTTGTCGCATAGACACCCATGGCTTGTTTTCCCATCGCACACTGATATGTGTTTCTCGGCGCCTGATTATGTTCGGGATATGGGATACATGAAGCCAGCACGCCAAAGATTGTGCTAGGGTGGATCTCACAATGCGTATATTGAAACTTCGCATCCACGTTTTGCAGGTATCCATGCTTGCATTTCATGGCAATCATGGCAAGATTTTGCTCTTCTGGATCGATATACTCAATGATCGATTCCTCGATCTTGCAATTCGTGAGTAGATCATTCCAGGATAGTTCATTGCTTTGAATCTTTTGGATGATCTCCTTGGTGACAATGGCCTTGTTATCTTTGACACGAAGCACTGGACGCGTCAATCTACCACCATCGTTACAGATACGAATCTCTAGTAATTTGAAATCGAAAATGATGGACGTATAAATATTAATGATGCCGCGATATTTCTTATCCTTCATATCCTTGTATAACTGCATGGGATTCTCGCTAATTCCGAGCCATGCACCGTTAATGAAGACTTTTACCTTCCCGAAAAGTTTCTCTGGCGGCGTATCATTTACTGATAGAATATAGGGTAGCACATAATCATGCAACGAAGAACTATTCGTGGGAATTGTAATATGACCCATGTAACTGATGTTCTTTACTACACCAATCGACTGGCCCTCCGGAGTTTCTGCTGGGCATAAGAATCCCCACGTCGTATTATGTAACTTGCGCGGAGCGATCAATTCGCCACTCTTTTCGAGAGGCGTGTTGATTCTTCGCAAATGACTCAAACTCGCCACATAGGTCAACCTGTTCAGAACTTGCGCAACTCCAACCTTACTACTATTGGATTGTTTGATACTGAAATCGCCAGTAGAAAGCGCGCGGTTGATCCCATTTTCAATCGTCGTCGATTTCATGATCTTATAGATATTGGTCATGTTTACAATATTCTCATAGTCATCTCGAGAACGCCAAGAACCAGTATTAATTTCGCGCACGATCTGCTTCTGCATTTCCTTGACCAACTTATTGAAGTAGTTGCGGAACAAATTATTTAGAAGCGTGCCCGTGAGTTCAATTCGCTTATTGATATACGAATCGCGATCATCTGGTGGAATCCAACCCAGGCTGGTTTGGAGTAATTTCTTCGCCATATAGCCAAGCAAGTACAACTTTTGTTGAAGCGACTGGCAATGAGGGAACAGATCATTATCGAGAACTTCGATCGTAAATTCTCGCTTCTTTCTCATGCCCGTTTCCTTGTCCATATTGATCGGAGTATAAGCGACCGATGCGGTAATATGGCGAATCGCATCCTCCTGCGTCATATACTTATTTGCATCGATCATGGATGCCTGCAAGCATTGGAGAAGATCCACCTGCTTCGCATCTTCAATGTCCAATAGAATGTATTTACAAATTTGCTTATCCGTCATGATACCGAGCGCGCGGAAAACGACGAACAATTCAATGGGTTGCTTGATTCTGGGAATATTTACATAAATACCATGTCCAAATCCGTTATTCTTGCTGGCGATCATCATATCAATCTGCTTCGGTGAGATACACTTAAAATCTGGCACGGACTTGATTTCGGCGAACCAGTTCCACTTCGTAGTGTTCTTTCCATCGAAACAGTAGACGCGATTTTCGGCAGCGCGCTCTTGTCCCAAGACGGTCTTTTCCGAGCCCTTGATAATGAAATATCCGCCACAGTCCATGGAGCATTCCCCTGTGAATTGAGGGCTAATATGCTTGTTCTGTGTCAAGATACAAACCGACGACTTCAACATGATCGGCAACTTTCCAATATTGATCTTCGGAAGTGTCTTCTCAATGATCTTGGGATTATCCATGTTTTCCGTGTTGCGAATCACGTATTGGATATTAACGTCCACAGTCATCGTCGATGCATAGGTGAAATTCCTCATCTTAGCCTCTTGAGGCAACATCATCTTGGTGGCGCCATTATTCTCATGGATCTGTGGCGGGTATAACTTAAAATTCGCAAACGAAATAAATACCTCCAAGAAATACTTATCTTTATCTGCCACATAATCGTTCTCAGAACGAATGGTGACGGGATTGAACATCTGAATCGTGCGCTGAATCTGGTAATTTACGAAGTGATTATAGGATTCGATTTGGTGTCTGACCAGACGCTCCAAATGCTGACCTTCGAAATAGGACTCGATGATATGATAAGGTTCCTCCTCATAACTACCCAAGTGCTCCAACAACATCTTTTCGTCTTCGCTGATCGTGAGTTCGATCCGATCCGCCGTCTTTTTGAGTTCGTCCTCCAATGTCACAATATCCTCAATGGACGTCGTCTCGAATGCCACCTTTTTAGGCGGAGCCCCCAAATTCTTATTTGCGCGAATCCTTAGTTTTTGCGTTGGTTTAAATACTATCTGCTGAGGTTCCTTGATCAACACATCGTCGTCGTCGAGTGATTTCATAAAACCATGTCCGTCTATATTTTCCGTGGTTGCTTTCAATTCATAATTCATGGTTCTTTTGGAGTACTAATAGGAGACGCACGTAATTCAATTTTTTGTATGGTTTATCAATTTTCAATAAATACTTATATTGCACGTAATTCAAATAAAGATAACATAAATATCTATACTAGACGAATTATGAAAAAACAGTCTAAGAAGTTTATTGATTTTTTGGATGCGTATAACGAGAAAAAGAATTGCGATGCTATTGATTATTCATTCATCATAAATATTGCTCAAATTGAATATGAGAAAACGAAACTAGGCGATTTTGAATTCACTGGAAAGCAGAATTATGCTATTTATCTTCCGGCCAAAGAGCCAATGCAAATCCCCAATTATTTTCCGGACATTTCATTGAATTACTATACGATGTTTGAAGAATCAAAGTGGAATATTGATATGCCCTTTTTAAATAACTCCTATGCAAGTTGGAAAACTCAACATGAAGCGCAATTCTCTGCTCTATTGGAACCGAAACCTGTTATGAAAACTAGGCATGAGAAAATAGATGCTGATATAAAGAATATTGAAGATCTATTGAGTATCATTAATAAATACGAATACAAAGAAGAGGTGGAATATAATTTCGATCTAAAATCACTACATAATATCAAGATCGAATTGGCAGAACTGAATGGAATGATCGGGATGGAAACCATGAAACAATCCATATTAGACCAACTTGTTTATTTTATTCAGGATCTTCATATAGGAAAGGATTCTAGCGATTTTAAACACACTGCTATATTTGGTCCGCCAGGAACAGGCAAGACTGAAATCGCCAAAATAATAGGTCGTATGTATTCGAAATTGGGCATCCTCAAAAAGAATGTTTTTAAGAAGGTGACGCGTAATGATTTGATCGCTGGTTATTTGGGTCAGACTGCGATTAAAACGAAAAAGGTGATAGATGAATGCATTGGCGGCGTGCTTTTTATTGATGAGGCTTATTCCTTGGCGAATTTCTCCGATCAGGATAGTTATTCGAAGGAGTGTTTGGATATCCTATGCGAATCCTTAAGTGATCATAAGAATGATTTGATGGTAATTATTGCGGGATATGAAGAGGAATTGAACGAGACGTTTTTTCGCGTGAATAAAGGTTTGAATTCGCGTTTCATATGGCGGTTTACGATGGATCCCTATTCTTCAAAGGAATTGATGCATATTTTTATGAAGAAAGTAGAGGACCAGGACTGGTCCTTTGAAGCGAAGGAGGATTTAAAAGAGCGCTGGTTCGAAGAGAAGAAGGATTCGTTTAAGAACTATGGGCGCGATATGGAATCGTTGTTAACCTTTATTAAGATCGCTCATGGCAAACGTATTTATGGGAAGGATAAAGATCTCCGTAAAAAGATTTCTGTGGGTGATATGAATAAGGGTTACGATTCCTTTATTCAGAATAAGAAATTAAAGAAGCAGCCCAACTTTATGCACACGATTTATGTCTAATCGCGGAACCAATATCTACCTATTGTGTCTTCAAAGGGTTCAACAGCGAACCACACTGATCGATGAAAAAAGTACGATATTTGATTCGGCGGCACCGATAAATTAAAGGCGCGTAGATTATATTTTTCATTGAAATATATGCATGTTTCGAAGTGCTCAGGCAAGGATACTTCATAATCCATTGTATATTTTACGTAAATTGGATATTGGATTTGTGATAACATGTCGTAACGCTGATCATTTTTAGCGATAATATTGGTATATTTGCCCCTTTTATATTTGATTCGACCATAGAATTCCAAGATTATATTTATGGTGTCCGTTGGCAACTTGGCAAAAATTGTGAGTTCTTGTTCGTTCATTTTGATAGATAAGTATTTAGGTGTTTAACTTTTTTACGATAGATAATAAAATGTGGGGATTATTTATAGAATGCCTTTGACCCCACCACAAATATGCGAAAGAGCAAAGGCCAACCCAAATGAAAATGATCCGACTGGTTCTATAAATGAATTATGTAACGAACCTAATGGTGATAGGCTCGTTCAAGAATATATTCGTCGGGGAAGAATCGACCCCGAAACAGGGTTTGAAATATTCGGAGGCGGAAAGAAATCTAAGAAATCCGCCAAGAAGCGTGCCAAGAAATCCTCGAAAAGACGCGCGTCCAAGAAGGCCAGAAAGACCCGTAGAAAGTAATCGCTATCTATCAATAAAAAACACTTTTTATTGATATCCCCATATTGTTTATAGTTTCGAAATAGGGTTAGTGCCTGGCATCACTTCCCCGTTTGGCCATCCATCATATTTATGAATCTTTGAATATTTTGTCCTTCTACTTTCATAATTATTGTCCTCCTCGTCAGAACTATCATCTCCGTCCCAAAAGTGATTTGATGATCCTTGGTTACTGCAACGAATAGGTTGTTCGTTTTTCCATGTCCACTCCTTACAATCTGTGAGATTCGGATATACCAAACTCATTCGTTCGCTAAACTCGAACGCAATGCCGTCATTCCTTTTCTGATCTTCCGTAACTTCGGGGCCATATGCACGATTCATTTCAGCAAGCAGAACGTAATAATCTTTCCCACCGAACATTCCATATCCCTCATATTGCTCTTCTCTCCATCTCCTTCCTGTATTATCCCACATGTAGCAGGTTCTTGAAGGATAGCGTCGTGTTCCATAACCCTCCATGATTATGGAGCGGTTCGAGTTTTGTGTGACCCAACTAAAGCAACCCATGATGATTTCTATTTATACGGCATAAATAGATATAAGGAATATTCAATTTTTTACACCTTTTCTATTCTCTGCATCTATATCGTTGAATGATTAATTTATTTCTTGGTTAACACATATTGGTATTTATAATTTGCGTGTTCAAATAAAGTGTCTGTTTCTCGGAATTCGTGCAATGCAGTTTGAACACCCACGCAAGCAGGCCAGTTATAATCATCAAAAAATATTTTTCCACCCTGAACAATTTTATCGCAAAAATATAGTAGTGTGTTTTTGGTTCCAATATATGTATCCGTGTCACTATGCACAAAACAAAATTTTTCATGTTCTTCTGTGAATGTATCCGGAAAATAACCCACTTTATAAACAACGTCATCCATATCAATATGTGTTTTAACGTCTTCTAAAGAACAAGAAAAATCGCCGTCTATATGCTGATCGTGATTGCTATCTGCGCCTTGAATTCCAGCAAAAGTATCATAACAATAATGAATTTTGTTTGGTGACATTTTATGTATAAATTTTGACGTTCCTCCTAAATATACTCCTATTTCTGCGGTGTTCCCATCAAGATTTTTTGCTTTATTTAATTCATTATATATATTCGTCGCCTTTTCGCGACCAAGCCAACAGAACTTTTCTACGTCATGAGAAAAAACATCATCAAAATTTGACATATAAATATAATAACATTTAATTGTCTTTAATAAATTTATAAGCCATTTAGCAATTTATTTGTGCGCGTATATATTTTCTTTTCGATATGTGTAAATATAGCAGATTAATATAAAATAAACATGAGCGATAAAAAAACATTAAATATAAATCCCGATTTATTCTCTTTTTCAAAGAACAATACGCGAAAAAAACGGAGTCCCAAGGATAAACAAGATGGTATAAAAATCAAAGAATCGGCGCCGAAAAAGAAGAATGACTCATTAAAGAAGAAATCCATATTAAAAATGATACGACAACATCAGGAAGAACGATATAAAAAACTATTTGAATCGAACGCAAACCATTCTAGCAGGGTCGCGGTTCCATCCACATCGCCGAATCATAATGATTTTAATAAAGAATTCCAGGAAGCCAAACTGTTTTTAGAGAACCTCACGGAAAAATCAAATGAGAACACAAAAATCAGGAATCATACATTAAGGCAATATCCTGTGATTCCGAAGAGCGATTCGTTATTACTACATCCTTCGATTTCGCCACTAACGCCTTTGACTGCACCACTTTCCAATATTATTGAGAACAATCCAATTAAATTGGCGATGCCTTTACAGGCGGGCGGAGCACCGCAATATGGCTGTTTGAAAAACGGCTCTCTTCCTACATATCGAGATTATATGAATAAAACTCGAAAAAACCAACCTATTATTATTGGAGGAAATGCTCCAATATCTAGGCAACAGGTTCCAAACGCCGCGAATTCGATACCATCTTCCCCGGGTCATAAGGAACTCATGGAAAAGAAAGTAAATGAATCCTTGAATCGCGTAAATTCGATTAAACAAATGGCGACACAACTCGATCATATGAAGAAATCCATGGAAAAACCGAAGAAAATGAAACGTAAGAAAACGCTGAGACGCACCTATAAAATAGGTAAATCCGAGGTTCTACCCAAAGTATCTGTTCTCGTTTCCAATAAAACACTCCGTAATAATATTACCACCAAGAAGCAATTATTAAAACAAGATTCTATTCCTAACATAAAAAAATACTTAATTAAGCGGGGTTTTATAAAAGTTGGTTCTGTTGCACCGAACGACGTTTTAAGAAAGATGTATGAAAGTGCTGTAATGATTTGTGGTGATGTACAGAATTATAACCCTGAGAATTTACTATATAATTTTATGCATGGTTCCGATCATTGAGCACGCTCGAATTTCTCATGTCTAGATTGCCATAATTTAAAACTCAACACGGAAATCGAAATTAGATAAAAGGCGTGCACGAGATAGGATCTCATTTCTATTTTATAGATTTCCTTTTTTATGATACGCGTCATGATTTCATAGATCTTTGACTTGCGTTTTCTGTCGTCCGGCCTGTCTTCGTCATCAGAATGATGATCGTCGTTCATCTTATGACACGCATTCGTAAGATACAAATCCGTTTCCGTATCGAAATAGTATCCAAAATCCTCCATGTCATCAAAAACTTCATCTTCTGTCATTGTTATCATTTTTATTGAAATCGACACGATCAGGTCTTATTCAATTTTTTGGTCGACATTAGAATAAAAAAGATTATGCGATAACTTTTTAGATATTTTTTACTCCTTGGCCAAAATGCCCATCTTCACCAATTCTCTCAAATAATCTTGAGCATTCTGCTCCGGCAACTTATTGTGAAGATTGAATGCCCATGGAATGCAATCCAAACAATCCTCCCTTGTTGCGCGCTGATTTTCGCGGCGGTTGAAGAAGGAAACGATATCTCTTGACACGCCTCCTTCATGTACACCATGACGAGTGCCATTGGTCCAAACCACGCTGGGGGTTTGACTGGTCAGGCGACCAGCGCGGACATCCTCGATGATAGCGGGCCAGTTTTCAGTCAACTTATACGACATGACGGTTGTTACTTTTACTATAACTATCATGGAAAAATTTTATTCAATTTTTCAAGGAAGGGAGAACAAGATGAATATATAAAATGATATAAACCCTTTTATATATATTTATATAGATACTGACTGCATAACTAAGGCACTGAATGTCTAAATCCAAAAAATCAACTCCTGAAATTAGTATATATGAAGAATATTTTAACTATGTGAAACAATATCAGGCCCTATATGGAAAGAAAACGATTGTGCTTCTTCAAGTCGGTGCATTTTTTGAAGTCTATGGAATGAAAAATGCAGCAGGAGATTATATTGAGAACGTGATTGAAGAATTCGCTGAATGCTGTGAACTAAACATATCGGACAAAAAAATCACATATAAAAACGGCGCCATTGTGATGGCTGGATTCCGCGATTTTACAATCGATAAGTATTTATTGAAACTCACGGAGAACGGGTTCACAGTGCCCGTTTTCGTTCAGGAGAAGGACGGTAAAACGGTCACGCGCACATTGAATCGCGTTTATTCGCCGGGAACCTATCTTTCATGTGACACAGATGTTTCGCCAAAGATCACGAATAATATCATGTGTATTTGGATGGACGTATTTAAACCGATTATCTCGAAAGGAAAGAGCATGCGCGACACGATAGTGTATGGTCTATCCGTTGTCAATATTTTTACGGGAAAATCATCGATGTTTCAATACGAAACGCAATTTTATATGAATATGACCACATTCGATGAGATGGAACGCTATATTTCGATCTATGCGCCTAGCGAGGTGATTATCTTATCTCCATTTCAAGATAAAGAATTGACGACGATTCTGCGTTTGACGGGACTTCATCCACAAATGATCCATTCGGTTTCGCTAACAACAGCAGACGACAAGGTTTCGCGCTGTAAAAATCAGAAATATATGAAGCAGATGCTTTCGCAATTGTTTGGTTCCGATGTTATGGATGTGTGCAGCGAATTCGGAATTCATAATATGGCCACGCAATCCTTTTGTTATTTATTGAATTTTATACAGGAACATAACCCCGACTTGATCCGTAAAATATCCATGCCCGAATTTAATAATACGTCATATCGTATGATATTGGCGAACCACACTCTTTTGCAATTAAATATCATTAATGATTTGACCCTAGACGCCAAAAATGCGGGTCAATATTCATCCATTCTATCGTTTTTGAATAAGTGTTGCACTTCCATGGGAAAGCGTCGATTTCAACATCAACTCTTGAATCCCACGTTTGACGAGGAGTGGTTATCCAAGGAATACGAAATGACATCGCTGATGTTAAGAGAAGAATATAATTATTTCGTTGATGTGTTCCGAAAGCAACTAAATCAGGTGCGTGATATTGAAAAACTATGTCGACAGATTGTCATGAAGAAAATTTATCCCGCATCACTCTATCATTTATATCATAGCGTTGAAATCATCCAACAAATCAATACTTGTTTATTCGAATCAACGCAAGTTTGTGATTATCTATGTGCTGATATTAAAGATAATACAGAAGGATCCTACGACTTTATTCAAAATCTAGCCACTGAACTCATGAAGTTTATGAATGATCATCTCGTTATGGACGCTTGCAAATCTGTAACGTCGATGAGCACATTCGATGAAAATATTATTCGCCCGGGAATTTCTGCATCCTTGGATGAAGCATCCAGGATTTATAATGAGAGTCAGGCCAAATTCTTTAAGATTCATCGCGCCTTGAACGATTTAATTCAGAAGCATGAAAACTCCCCGGATACGGAATATGTCAAGGTTCATGAAACAGAAAAATCAGGCGTTTGTTTACAGATCACAGCGAAAAGATCGCTCGCCTTGAAAAAGATATTGGACAAGATTGTGAATGGACAAGTTGACATCGACGCAGAAACAAAGATATTAGTCAAGGATATTAAGTTCCCCAAGGCATCGTCAACGACGGTGGAAATCGATTTTCCTATATTGAACCAAGTATGTAAGGATTTGCTTATTTATAAGGATAGAATGAATGTATTAATCGCTGAAACCTATCTGACCATACTTCAAACCTTAGAAACAATCGGCTATGATAAATTAGAAAAGTTGGCGGAATATGCTTCGAAATTAGATGTTTTACAATCCAAAACTTATGTGGCAAAGGAATATCATTATTGCTGCCCAACCATTCAACCCGAAGTTGATAAATCCTTCTTTGAAGCGAAAGAGATGCGACATTGTTTGATCGAGCATTTACAAAAGAATGAGATCTATGTGACGAATGACCTATCGTTGGGTAACAACGAATTAGTCGATGGCATTTTACTTTATGGCACGAATGCGGTCGGGAAGACAAGTTTGATTCGGGCTACGGGAGTTTGCGTAATTATGGCCCAAACGGGAATGTTTGTCCCATGTAGCCAATTTACGTATAAACCATATACTGCCATTTTTTCGCGCATATTGGGGAATGATAATATTTTTAAGGGACTTTCGACATTTGCTGTAGAAATGACTGAACTGCGAATCATCTTGAAGATGTCTGATGAGAATAGTTTGATTTTGGGCGATGAACTATGCTCGGGCACAGAAACGGAATCTGCATTAAGTATATTTGCAGCAGGTCTTATGGATCTTCATGCCAAGCAATCCTCTTTTATTTTCGCGACGCATTTTCATGAAATCGTGAACTATGAGGAGATTAATACATTGGTGCGCCTTTCTATGAAACACATGGCCGTACATTATGACCGCGAGCAAGATTGTTTGGTGTATGATCGTAAACTAAAAGATGGATCTGGACCTAGAACCTATGGTCTAGAAGTGTGCAAATCACTCTATTTAGAGGAAGAGTTTTTGGAGCGCGCCTATGCGATTCGAAATAAATATTATCCGGATACGAGAGGATCGTTATCCCACACCACCAGCACATATAATGCCGAAAAGATAAGGGGCACTTGTGAGAAGTGTGGCGAAAAAATCGCAGCCGAGATTCATCATCTGAATCCACAGAAAAACGCAGACACAGATGGATTCATAGGGACGTTCCATAAAAATCACGTAGCAAATCTATTGTCTGTGTGTGAAAAATGCCATGACGAAATACATTCATCCGAACAAGAACTCGTCCGAAAAAAAACCACGAAGGGATATAAACTTTTGTCTAAGTGACAACCGACGTCACTTTGTCATTCCTATGCGCCTTTTTTCCATCGGCGTTAGACCGTGGATAAAGTCCTGGCGAAGTTGTATAATATTTCCGCTCTGCATTTTCCACTCGTAAAATGCAGTAGTTTCCCATCGCTGAAAGATTGTCATCTTTTGATAGCGTTCCTTATCTCTTATGACAAAAGCGGTGATCCGAGTCCCCCGTTTTGGTTCGCATTCCATGAGCAAGCAATTGATATTGTGCCGTTCCTCTCGATTCGTTTCTGGGCAAATGCATAGCGCCATCTTTTGGACCGGCCCTAGATAAAACTCTGGATAATCCTGTTTTGCGTGAAAATCGTGCCACAACATATCCATGTTCGTTGACGTTTTATTTCTGATAAAGAGATCTCGGTGACGCGCATCCCTTCCTACTCTAAAAACACTTGGTTCTTGCATTGACGTTTCTGGTTTATCGTGAATTATAATTCGAAAAGGTATTCAATTTTTTGTGATCATCATAAAAAATTGAAAATAATGGCAACGTTTAGAAGTTATTCAAAACAACCCCAATATGTCTTATAGAAACGTTGAAGATGTTATCCCCCAAATCTTGGCGGTGATTCCAAAGAATGAAACTCGTCTAATCAATGAACTACAAAAACATTACGACGAAGAACTTTGGAACAAGGCTCCAGAATTGAGATCTTGCCTTGAATGCTGGGCGCCGCTTCAAGCCATTTTGATGAAGCATATCAACGATACGCGTGTCGATTGGCAGAAGAATGTGGTCGATATCTATAATGGTACAAAGAGTGACGCAGAAATTAAGGAAACCTCCTGAATTTTAAGTGTTAGTCTATTCTATTATGGGGTTCAATACTAGTTTTATATACATAAAAACACATAGGGAATCTTTTTTTCCGAGGTCGGCAGAGGAATCATTTTATTACTTTATAAAGAATAGCCGTATCAAACTGATTAGCGACGATTCCGCCTATGGTTTAGTATTTCTATGTTCCTTTAAAAAAGACGAACGTAAATCGCCTTATTTTAGCGTGGATTTGAATGGCCATCTACAGAATGTGATCACGATCGCATTAAAGGTTTTTATGGTGTCCGAAAACGATTATGACGCTGAAATGAAATGGAAGTATGTAAATGCTGAAGATAAAATCTTTAAAAAACATATTTATACCAAAAATCAATATTTCAATGAATCGAAAGTCCAATCCGAAATACCCAAACACACAGTTTTAGCGCTGAATCGCAATTCGCCGATCCTAATGTTCTCGAAACTCTATGATCGAAGATCCAAGAACTACAAATCTTTACGGAACCATTTTAAACATAATAGCGAAGATAAAAACCCCGCCAAGCATTTGTTTGAGCAAATCGACATGTACAACGACTTATTAGTAAACGGCAAGTTTTTTTTTGGAATTTATGCTATGGAAATCATCCCCGAAAGTTATAAATCCTATTGCGATATCATTCGACCCATCATTATCGACGAAATCCTATCCAAAGACGAGAACAAGAGCATTGACAAATATGATAGTTTATCCTTGTCGCCAAAATCAGAACGATTGCGACTCGTTTATAACATAACTAGATACGAACTATTACGTTTGGCTCTAGACGCAGGATATTCGCAAGGCGATTATCACACAGACAATTTATTTATTGACGAGCGAGCAAAGAGAACCTTTATTATCGATTTTGAAAAGGGGACTAGGATACCAAATATCGACGAGGTTCGATTTTTATGGTTACAACTTAGCGCTGATGATTTTCAAACGACGGAGGAGAACCTTCAAAAACTAAGGCGCTCGCTATTATTGATTTATAATTCAACATTTGAGAACACGATTCGCGATACGCATGAATTTAAATGGTTAAAAGATATCGATGAACTAGATTATCCAATCATGGTAGATCTGCATAAAAAACGAAAGGCGTCTGTGCAAACAGTGTCGAATGCGAGATTGCAATATTATTTTTCGAAATATGATGAATATGTGTTCCGTCCTTCGGATCAAATAGATTGTAACTTTACTTTACGACAAAAGATACAATATTATGTTTATGGGCCTAATTGTTTGGGCAATTGCCGTAGCATTTCCCCTGATAATAATAATAATCCCGATTTGTAACGGTGATATCGCTATAATTGGACTTCATTTTAGGGCCCTTTTCGTCCCCACTGACACATTTCGCGCCACCCAATAAAACACAACAAGACATGGATCCGCACGTATCCGGAGAAACGCTATTACATGCCTCTTCTAATTTATCCGGATTGTCCTTATGAAAGTTGCATATGCCGCTCATTTGTGCAGATGTATTCGTTACGGGTGCCATATATGCTAAATTCGTAGTTCTACTTAAATATACACTATCTTCGTATTTTGGCACATAGGTGGATGCTCCAAATTTATAAGCCCCTGGTTGGTAATATGTAGATATTCCTTGAGATTCTGAATAAGGCATAGCAATTTTATTTCCGGAGTTGTCATAGACCCATGTTAATTTGCTTTCTGAAGCGCCCAAATCTGCTAATATTTTAGCGGGGTCGTCGTGGTATTCAACATCAAAATTATTACTATCATATTTTATTTTATTCTCTACTCCCTCCTTATTAAATCCTATAAGGAGAAATCCGATCGCTAAACTAAATATGAGAACCGCGCATATAGTATAGATTAATAACTTCTTATTCATACGTTTAATATATATGGGCATTTTTTTATAGACAATGTGAGAAAATTGAATATTATCGAATAAGGAAATAAATATAATAACGCCTATATTTATAAGACTCCAATGATCATCCCAGTAAAATGCTTCACATGCGGAATGGTGCTTGCTGATAAGTACCGTTATTATCAAAACGAGGTGCGTAGAATAAAGTTGGCTCAAGGTATCACCGATAAAGTCGTTTATTTAATAAAAGATAAGGTAGAGAAAACGCCGGAAGGAACAGTTTTAGACGATTTACGATTGACGAATATGTGTTGTCGCAGACATATGTTGACCCACGTTGACATTGAATAATTTTGTCTAGTAAATATATAGAATGGCGAAGAAGCAATTAAAATCGAAAAAACAATCCAAGAAAAGAAAGACGATTAGAAAACGTAAACAACGTGGTGGAGGTTGTGGATGTAATAAAAAAACTATGTACGGCGGTGGATCCGGCGAATATCCTCACAGTTATAATCCGCAGGCGAGTTTTACTACTCTTCCATTAAGAAGTTTCTACGAACTAAATTCTTATGCTAACGATCCAACACACACAGCCACATTCGATAGGAACACGCCAATGCCTATGAAGGGTGGGTCAAAAAGAACGACGAGAAAAATGCGCGGCGGGGCTGTAGGAATGTCATCGTCACAACTCGTTAATAATTTACCTTTTTCTACCTATGGTGCCGCAACTGGCGGAAATACTCTGCGCGGTTTGACCAATGAAAACATTGGCGTTCACGCGCAAAACGTGGATCGCGCCCCAGTTGTATAATTTTTCATTTAGCAAACAATAAATATATGTGTTTTAATATATACTTATTTATGGCAGTCGTTGGTTTGCGGAATCTATGCACGCCATCCTATGTCTACTTAGTGATTTCAATAATACTTCTTGTGGTAATGATGTTCCAAAACATGGGCAATGTGAATACTTATTGTTTAGGTACATATACATGTGACGTATCTAGCACGGCGTTAATTTTCATAATCAAGATACTTTATGTATTATTTTGGACATGGATCCTTAATTTGATTTGTCGCGCAGGAGCGCCGGGATTTGCATGGTTATTAGTGCTTTTCCCCTTTGTTTTATTTTTCGTTCTTTTGGCAACTCTTATGATCAATTAAACAATTAATATCCAATACATATAAATATTGAATATTATTCAACCTAAATGGAACAAGAACGCCTTATTACAAGATTGGCGGATGATATTTATACAATAGACAGCATAATTGAACCGGAATTTTGTGAAGAACTAATAGAATTCTTTAATCTATGTCATCGCCAAAAAATTTCACATAGGCCAGGAAAAAATGTAGCGTGTTATGAGATTGATTTGAAGTGCCGATTAAAACAAATTGAAAAATATAAGTCAAAGCGCACAGACACTTTTGAAACGTATTCGCGATTGAATAGTAAAATAGAAGACGTATTTGATGAGATATGTAGAATCGTAAGAGATTTAAGACCCGGGATTTGCTTGACTAGTTATTCTGGGAATAACATTAGAAAGGTTTACGGCGAAACGCTAATGCACACAGACGGAATCGACGGCGGGATTCCTGGTTATGTTCGTTCCCTCACAATAATAATTTCATTAAACGATGATTATTCGGGTGGCATTTTTAGTTTTCCAGATCAGAACCTCACGCATCGAATAAAGAAATGTTCTGCATTAGTCTTCCCGCCTTTGTTTGAATATCCGCACGCGGTATCTAACATTGGCGATAATGAATATAGATATACCCTTCATACCTGGGTTTTAGAAAATGATATAGAATAAAGTATAGTATTATATAAATGATAAAGGCTTCTCTAATAGATAAACTACCGGTTGACGTGATAATAAATCATATTTTGCCATATACGTACGAACCGCAGCCCCTAAAACTTTTGGCAGATATTCGCAGTTTTTACACAGATTATAACTTGCTAGAGAACACATATATGTTTGATTACAATAATGCGGTATTGCTATTTGATATATTAACATTCTGCAATTCTTCGCGACAACCAATATACCAAATGTCAGATTATTTTATTTATGTATTAACCAGAAACTTTACACTTTCGTCTTATACTGGTGGCGGGTTGCAACTTTTTGTATTCAATAAATATTTTCGTGATTTGCCTGATAACCAGGATAGTAAAATAAAATTTTTATGGGGTTTGTTGACGCCTCGTGAGA